AATAGATTTGTTACAACCAAAAGAATCGTTTGGAATGAAATTTAAAATATAACATATTAATATTTAGGAAATAAATAATGAAAGAATATCAACATCATGTAAAAAAAGATGTTAATTCAAAAATTCCAGAAAGTTTTTGTGGAGAAAATATTACTGCCGAATTTCATTTCTTAAACATAGACCATCTTTATTTTACAAGAATATGTGATGGTAGACAAAAATCTTGTGAAAAATGTTTGAAAATAATAATTGAAGGATTAAATAAATGAATTTATTGTTAAATTGTAGGTTTTTTTATGGACGATCTCAAATTTAAATCAGATATGGAATTCATCACTTGGATCTTCGCTTTAGGACAATGTCAAAAAGAAATTGAGGTTTGTGCTAAAAAACTAGAAAGATATATTGATGAAGTTGCAGATATTAAAGAAAATAATCGCTTAAATCATATTCTTTACCGATTACAATTTATCTCAAAGCAAATGGAACCTTAATTATGAAAGAATTTAGTGACAAAAACTTACTTCAAAAACCAATGATTGATGATACATTATTTAAAAATGGCATTTCATCATACGAAACTGGATTGTCTAGAGATGAAAGATTTATTATTAATAAAATACATTCAGATATAATCCAAAAAAGTGATTTAAATAAACATGTCTGAAAAACAAGAATTACTAAAAGTAGCCAAAAGAGAGAAAACATTCTCCACTCTCGCCAAGACAGAAGCTAAAGGTGCTGCTAAACGTGCTTTAAATGAGCATGGTGCTAATAAAAAAGATAGCCAATGGGAAGCCAAGCAAGATACTTTATGGGCTAACAAAAGAGCTAAGCTTGCAGCAACAGCTAAAAAGAAAGCTTCATCAAAATAATGTATCAACATAAATCAAAGCATATCCATTATCGAAGAATTGTTGACCAAAAAAGACAATGGGTGGATGCTGAAACTATAAAGCCTGAAGCTTTCGTACTCAATCACCTATTGCTCGATAACAACAAAATTATACGTGGTTGGTGGTCAGGGCAAGCTTGGGATGGCATAAAGTATAGCGATAAGCATAAAGTTCTTAAATGGAAGAAATGTAGCGAATAAATGGCACAAGAAAAAATACAAGTTTTGTGTAATAGATGTAATGCTAGAAGATTTATTGTAATAAAGCCTCCAAAAGAACTTTCACCATCTAATCTTTATTATGCTTGTACAGATTGCTTAAGAAAACATAACAGAGAAAATTATAAATCTATAAATATAGAGATTAAATAATGGTACATCCTGGTGGAGCGCCTAGAACTGTTTCTTTATCTCCGAATGATATGATTGCATTAGGTGAAGAAATGGTTAAATGGGTGAAAGAACATCCTGATATGCTTCACCTTTCTCAATGGTATACAATAGAAAAAATGTATATTTATAAAGAATGGAAAACTTTTATTCAACGTCCAGAGTTTATTCCCTATTATGAGCAAGCCTTAAAGCTTATAGGACTTAAGTATCTTGATAAGAATTCTAATGTACGTGATGGCATTAGCCAAAGATGGCAAAGATCATATTTCCAAGATCTAACAGAAAGAGAAGATAAAGAAGCTAACGAAGACACAGATCGTAAGAAATCCATAGAATTAACTAAACCACCGATAACTAATGTAATTGTGAGAGCAGATGGCCTTGGAAGTGGAATTAGCGTTTCAGCCCCGACCTTACCAATTACCGATAATCAAAGCTCTCAATAGCGGTATCAAACGTGCTGTCTTTGTTGCTCATCGTAGAGCTGGTAAAGACATTCTAGCTTTCAACTGGGCTATATTCCAACTCCTTCTCAATCCAGGATGGACAGCATTCCATATTCTCCCTACTTACAATCAAGCTAAGAAAGTTATTTGGGATGCCAACACCAATGAATCAAAACGCCTTCTAGATTATATACCTCCTGAAGTTATAGAGTCCAAGAACGGCCAAGAAATGAAAATAAGATTTACTAATGGCTCTCTTTATCAACTTATTGGTTCTGATAATATTGATAGTCTTGTTGGCACAAATCCCAAGATCATCATCTTTTCAGAATACGCCATACAATCTCCTGTTGCTTGGGAGTATCTCAGTCCTATCCTGGATGTTAATAAAGGGTATGCTTTATTTATTAGTACTCCTAGAGGCAAAAACCATTTTTACGATTTAGTGAACATGGCTCGTAACAATCCTAAATGGTATTGTGAGATTCTTTCTATAAAAGATACTAATGTCTTAACTGAAGATGATATAAATAACTTAAGGGCTGAAGGTAAATCCGAAGAACTCATTCAACAAGAGTATTATTGCAGCTTTAACCGTGGTGTCGAAGGCTCTTATTATGGAAAACTCATTGAAAAAGCACGAAATGATAGAAGAATTTGTAATGTCCCATATGAAACACGATCCCCTGTACATACAGCATGGGATATTGGATATGGAGATAGTACGTCAATTACTTTTTGGCAAGAAATTGGCGGAGAAATTAGAATCATTGACTTCTATGAAAACAACGGAGAAGGAATAGCTCATTATGCTAAGGTCATACAATCTAAGCCCTATACATACGGCACTCATTATATGCCTCATGATGCAGGAAGTGGATCCATCCAAACTGGCCGTACGTTACAAGATGTTGCATACGAACAAGGTCTTAAAACAACAGTATTGGAAAGAGAAACAGATATATCAATTGGTATTGAAGCTACACGATCACTTCTCAGTATTGCAATTATTGATGAAACAAAATGCTCACATCTCCTTAAATGCTTAGAGAATTATCACAAGAAATTTAATGAGAAAACAAATTCATATGGCGAGCAACCTGTACATGACTGGACTTCCCATGCAGCAGATTCTGTACGTTACATGGCTAATGCTAGAATCCAATTTGGTAGAGGTCTAGGCTCCATGAATAAAGAAAAGCTAGATCAGCTTAAGAATCAAACTGGCTTTGGTGTTAAATCAATTCCATCTCGTCAAATTATGTTGAATAATCCTTTTGTTGGTAGATAATATATAATAATATATAAAAGAGATTTTACTAAAGGCATGCTATGACAAGCGGAATGTTAGAACGCACTCAAATTGTTCAGAATGTGTATTCCAAAAACTACCAAGATGGTAAACCTAACATAGTTGCCGAAGCAGATGCACGTTATCAACAAAATCTATCAGCATGGCAGCTATTCTTTTGGGAGCAGCTTATAGATCGCAAGGTCTATCTTGGAGACCAACGGTTTCTTAATCTCTATTCAGGTCTTAATTATGAACATCAGAAGTATATCTTCAATGTCTCGATGCCTGTTGTTAACATGGTATGCGGTCGTCAAAGACAGCATCGCAAAGCTACTCAAATTCTTCCTGTCCATGGTAGTTCTACTCAAACAGCTTCTCAAGCTACCAAAGTCCTTCAAGGAGCTTATTCTAATGATGATACCTATAATACCGTTAGCAATTGCTTTAAAGAAGCTGCGGGCATTACAGGATTAAGCCTGATGCATTCTTGGATTGACTATCGTCGTGATCCAATATGCGGTGATCTTAAAACAGAATGCTTCTCAGCTGATATGGTGATGATGGATGCTTTCTGGCGTGAGATGGACTTATCAGATTGTCAATTCATTCGAACACGTAAATATCTCCACAAAGAACAAGTTAAGCAGATGCTTCCAGGCAGGGAGAAAGATATTGATTTACTTAACGACCAAGCCTATTTCGATACTAAATTTACCTTTATGCCTCAGCAATACAACATCAGACGTAAAGGTTTCTTAGCTTATGATGAGTATTGGTACCTTACAGAGCGTATGGCTATTTTCATCGTAGATCCTGAAACTTACGAAAGCACAGAGGTGGAGTTTGATAAAGAAGAAATGGCAGCTCTTAAAGCTAAATTTCCTCATATTGTTGTTGTTAAGGAAAAAGTTCCTACAGTGCATCTTGCGATCATTGTTAACAATATTTGCTTTTATGATGGCCCCAATCCATTGGGTATCGATTTTTATCCTTTCACTCCTTTCGTTGGTTATCACGATCTTGCAAATAATAACTATAGCTATAGATATCAAGGTATTATCAGGAACATCCGTGATCCGCAGTATCTTTACAATTACCGTAAACAGCTCGAAATGGATTTATTGGCCGCTCAATTTTCTGGCGTCGATGTCGAAGAAGATGCTCTTATTGATGATGCAGACGCGTTTAAAGTCGGCCCAGGAAAAGTACGTTTCTTTAAGAAAGGACGTCTCCAATCTTTAAATGATAAGCCTGGGGCTAATATAAATCCTTCAAACTTCCAAGTAACGCAATTTTTAAAAGAGGATATACAGTCAAATGCCGGAGTCACACCCGAATTACTCGGCCAGGCGGAAGATTCAGATGTTGGTATTACCGAACAACTTAGGCAAGGTGCTGCTCTTACTACATTACAAGAGCTCTTCGACAACTTGGATCTTTCCCAGAGAAACGCGGGTAGACTACATTGGGCGATGATACAAAAGAATTATACTCTCGGCAAAATCAAACGAATGATAGAAGAAGAACCTTCTAATGAATTCCGTGATAAGTCATTCCAAAAGTACGATGCTGTTGTTGCTAATGCTCCTCTTACCGATACAACAAAGCAGCTAGCTTTCCGTCAAAAATACTTCCTATGGAAAGATGGCTTTCCTATTCCACCAGAAGAGCTGCTTAAAGACCTTGATATCCAAGATAAAGACAAGCTTATGGAATCTATTCAAAAGCAACAACAAGGACAGCAACAACAACAAGAGCAAATGGCTAAGCTTCAAATGGAGAATCAACAGATTATCAATGAATCCCTTCAATCTAAAGCTATGTCTGATAGAGCGTTAGCAGAAGAGCGCACACAGAAGGGTCATCTAGAACAATTCCAGATAGCGACAGCACATAACAAGTCTCAACATGAAAAGGCCTCAGCAACATTAGATATGGTAAAGGCAGCTAAGGAAGTGGAATCGATGCATGTTGAAGATTTTGTTAAAGTATTTAACTTGATAGAAAATATTCAAAAAAGACAAGATGATAATTTAATCCAACAACAAGGAAAGTCCAATGGGCCATAGTCATAAAAACACCTCAAGCGGTGGTAACGATGGAAGCGGCGATAAAGGCGCTCATTATTCAAAGATTAAAGAAAACGTAGATCCTAAGCCACCAGCAGGTGCTTCAAATAGCTATGAAAAGATCAGAGAGAAAATAGACCGCTCTGATGACAG